TTCAGCACTAATAAAATCCATTTCATTTTCTAATACATCACCATTTCTATTCATGTACATAGGAACAAGTTCATTAGTGTTAGATAATATATGAGAAAAATAAATTACTTCAGTATCAGTTTCAGAATAAGGAACTAAATAAACACGTTTTGTTTGCCCAACGACTTCTTTTTTAACTAATTTAGAAGTTCCAGTTCTTGCTCCTTTTCTTCTTACTTCTTCGGTTTCAACCACAATATCTTCTGGCTCACCTATTGCATAACCTCTAGGCAATTGAGAGTTAACTAACTCTACAAAAACATTTGCTTCTTCTTTGTCAGGAAACGATACAGATATTGCATGTCTAGTCAGGCCCCCTATTACACCATTAGGATCTACAACGTATTCATCTTTTGCAAATCGTTGAGAAATATCTTCTTCTATTTTTTGTTGAATAAGATCAGGCGAAACTTTATTAGAAGCCATCATTTCAACAGCACCTTCGTACATTGTTTGAACAAGCGGATCATCGCCAACAATGTCTCCATCATGCTTTACATATGTTGCTAAAAAACTACTAGGAGTATGCTGAACATCATCAATTTTAAGAGTAAAGTCTCTTATGTTTTGTCTAGACTTATCTACTTCATTTAATGTTATTTCCGAAATAATATCTGAAAAACTTTTTTCATCACCATAAAATCCTTTTAGCCTAGAAATCTCGTCTAATCTAAAAATTTCAGTAGGTGTTAATGTAGGTATTAGTGCATTTCTCTTACCATTATCTAACTTAGATAATACTTGATAATGCCTCATAATAACTTCAGCATCAGAGTTTGGTACTTGCCCTTTACCAATAGATTTTAAACCGACATGTAAATCTTGAGAAATAGTTTTTTTCATTAACTCATAAAAATGTGGGCTTTCCATAGTAGCCCTGTCTAAAGCAGAAGTAAAACCATGATCTTTAAGAATAGTATCCATAGCTTCGCGAACATCTTTGTCTTTATTAGCAGAACTAGAAAATGCTTTAACTTTATTTTGAGCTATTTTAGCGTCTTCTGCTAATTTTTTTTCTGCTGCGGTTTCTTCTGATTTGACACGATTTTTCTTTTTAATTATTTCAGTAACTACTTTCCCTCTATTAGTTTCATCGGTAGCATTAATAATATCTTGTGCAACTTCAAGAGAATCATCAGACAATCCCATATTATTATTGCCATTGCTTGAAACAAACTCAGCAATACTATTTAACTCTCTAGAATTTTGTTCTGGCAATCCATTTACAATAGCATTTGCAGAATTAAACAATAATCTTTTTTTCTCATTATCTTTATCTGGATTACTTAAGTCAGTGCTATTATTTATTTCTTCAATTCTTTTATTTACTTCTTCACTACCTGCATTTCCGTTTGTAATATTATTTATTAAATCTGTAGTTGTGTTTTTAAAATCTGATGATCTTTTGTATGCATCTATCTCTGCTTGAACCTCATCATCAGTGCCTTCAAGCATCTGCTCAACAAATACTAAATCTAATCCTGAGTCATAAAATGATGGGTTAGATCTTAAAAAATCTATAACCTTTCTTTGTCGAGGTGTTAGCCTGTTACCTACATTTAGATTACCACCCCTTAAATAAGTTTTTGCATCTGTAGGGTTTCCATCAGCACCAATAATTGAAACAACTGGTTCCAATGCTGACCTTCTTAGACTTTGTTCTAAAGACTTATGATCTTTTTCCTGAGTAGCATCTTGCATCTGTCTTATCTTGTTATTGATATCCATATCAAAAGATTTTAGAAGCATATCTGCGCTTATAGGATCACCACTGTTATAAGCAGTATTAAACTGATTATAGTAAGTTATTTTGTTAGAGTCTGTTTGATTTTCATACACTAGGGAAGAAGCATTTTGAGCAGCCTTTAAATCAACAGATTGCTGTGCTTTAATGTCATTTTCTATAACATCATAATCAGCAGAGTAAGCAGCCATTTCTGCTAATACTGCACGTTTATTTGATTCACTTACATATTCTAAAAGAGGCTCTACTTGTTTTTTTAATTCTTCTGGAAGTAGATCTGCTTTTCCTCTTCTAATTGCTATTTCAATTAATCTTCTATCATTAGAAGTTGTTACTCTATTTCCTGTGTTATCTTGTTTTGAAAAAATGCCTTCAATTGCACCAGATACATAATTAGATTTTAATGTTTCAGAACTAGCAGTTTTTACATTTACATTTGTTTGAACACCAGAGTCTATAACATCCTGATTTCTTTCACCATTTGTTTGAAGAACTTGCTTAAATTTGGTTAAATCTCCACTTTGACCAAGATAATAAGCAACATCAGAATCTTTTTCATTTCTTTGCCCAAGTGCTTGAAGTATTTTTCTATCTTCTATTTCCTTTTGTTTTCGTCTAAGGCTAAGAGTAGATGCAGCAACAAAAGTAGACCCTGCCCTGTAGATAAAGTTTGTATATTCTGTAGCTTTTCCACCTTGCTTAGAACCCTCTGCTAAAGAATCTATATAAGTGTTCATTACCTCGGCATATTCTTTTTCAGCATATGGTGTATCTGAATATGTAAGCGCAACTTCTTTAGCTTTGTTTTCTATTTGCTGTTCAATTTCAAATTGAAACCTATCAGCTACTGCTCTTTCATAAGCTTCTGCGCCTTTTCTTCCTATAAATCTACTTGAATTAATCCAATCTAAAGCTTCTGGTTTTCCTGTTTCTGGATTAATTGCTGTTATTTTTTCTATATCTAATTGTTGAGCTTTTTCGGCACCACTCTTTTCAGCTTGCCTACCCATTTCATCAATAGCTAATTCAGTAAGTTTTTGCGTTGCGTTTGCAAGTCTATTATATCTTTCAGCATCACCACCTCTTGACCTAACAACACCTATAGTCCCGACACTGCTAACCTGCCTTTGTTCTCTGTTAATTGGCATAATATTAATCCTAAGTTATATCTAAGTTCTGAAGCAACCTAGCCATATTACTATATAAATTAGCTGTAGCTTCAGCGCGTATTCCTGAAGAAGCACTTTGTCCATATTTGTAATCAAGTGAAGCACCTAAAGCAAACTTAGCTGAAGTAAGATTTGAGCGCCTTTCTAAATCCTCTAAGTCTTGCCCAACAATTTGTCTATTTTTTTTCAAAAACGCACCAACAGATCTATCAGAAGAAGCAATTTTTGCGCTAAACATAGCAATGTTTTGTCTTTCAACTCTTTCCATTTCTTCTATTCTACGATTACTTTCGCTTATAGCTTGAGCTTTAGCTAAGAATAACTCATTAACTTTTTGCCTAGCATCAAATACACCAAGGGCTGCTCTACGTTCAGCCTCTGCTTTTTGATAATCAAATTGTTTCTTCGTGCCTAACAAACCAAACAAAGTTGTTACTGCTGAAATTGGATTAATTGGTGGTATTGTTACCATTAGAAAGATACCTCTGCGACTAAACCATTTACTTGTATAAACATAGGAGCAGTTTGTGTAATTGTTACCTGCGGATCTTTATTGTACCCAAGTAAATAAAACTCTCTTTTGCCTGTGACTGCTTGCCTTGGTTGGCTAAAGTCATTGTTTACTTTTCTTATAATTAATTTTTTATTGTTTACTGAAACTGAAAGTGTTTCTGATAGATCAAGTATTACTCGACCAAGGCTTCGAGGCTGTCCTGTTTCGGGGCCTACTGATGTATTTACATCTATTGGATTTGTTTTTAACTCTACATCAAAACCAAAACCTACCTGACAACTTGTTAAAGAAGAATCTACAGAAGATACATCTACCTGACCACCAGACACAGTAAACTTACCTAAGTAATCTGTTGCGCTAATAACATCAACTTCTGCTCCATCTTCAAAGTAATTTGATACTGTAAACACTCCTGCGGTTCCAGTATATAAATTACCCAGATCTAAACTTACATTTTGATTTAGCTCAGATAAAACAAAACTATTTGTACCTGATCCAAGATTGGTTTTAATGATAGCAAAAACCCTGTTACCAATAGCAGTAACAGAATGAAAAGAGCCGTTTGTCTCAAACCTTGTCCAACCTGCAACACCTTCAATTCTATTAAGATTATATACTGCAATCTCACCAGTAAAGTTTTGCACAAAAACAAATGACTCAGCTGTGTTTACTGCACCACTAATCACACACATCTGAACAGGATCGCTTATCAAATGAGAAGAAAGCAAAGAGATTGGATCGGCTTTATAAGCTTGCTCACTATCATCAAATACAAACTGACGTATCATCTTGCCACCAATCTGACCAAAAATTGTAGCACCATAGAAAGGTTGTGGTCTTACAAACGTAGAACCAAAAGATGTTTGTCGTTTTACTCTAGCATTTGTTGGGGTAATTGGTTGGTTTTCAAATGTAGGAATAAAAAACTCTGATCCTGCGGTAAAGATGTGAATATCTCTGTTAGAAACAAAATGACGTATTGTAGCTACTTCGCCAATACTCATTACTATTTCTAAAGAATCATCATCAGATCCATCACCAATATCAAAGTTATAAAACAATCCAGACTTACTTGCCCATACAGTATCGGGTTGAGATAGTGTACCACCAAACCAAAGTCTATTTTCATGAAACCCAACAGCAGCAGGATACCCACGCAACTCAGAATAAGACTGCTCCATCCATTCAGTTGTCGGTGCATGAGTAACAATCTGTATAAATCCACCACCGTCTTCAGACGTATTAGCATTAGAACCTGCGGAAACTATATATCTATTCTCATCAATGACTGTGGTAATTGATCGTGTTCCATTTATTTGTCCTTGAGCAATGCCACCAACCGCTGTTGCATTTCGTATTGTAATAGAGTCACCAACAATCATTCCATGATTTACATGTGTTATTTCTAGATTAGCTGATCCATCTGTTGTTCTTATTGCGCTTGGATCAAGCTCAACAAAAAGCTCACTTACTACTCTACCAGTAGCTTGTGTTGTTGATTGAACAGAAGTTATAAATATTTCAGACCCATGATAAAGCAGAGATATTCCAACATGTTTACCACTTGTGTCAAAATATGGTGCGCTTGTAGTTATTGTAATAGAATTGCCAGTGCTAGCAGAAGGATCAAGCGTCATACCAGTAGGATGAAAGTGATAGTAGGGCTGAAAAATCTTTGCCCCTCCTGCTTGCAGTTGAAAATTAAACTGCTCTACTTGAAAACTATTTAATCCAGTTCTTATTATTTGCTGACACATAAAAGTATTGTGGCAAACAAAAAGAATATCACCACCTTGAGCATATGTCATTTCATGCAAATACAAATGATCCCATTGTAAAGCATTACCATCAATGTCTTGGGTAAGAGTAGTTGCTAATGTAAGCGCACCGGTGACTGGATTTATAAAAAAGATTTCACATTTCTGATTTGAAAATGCTATCACATATTGCTCATCATCTGAGAATATAAAAGGTATTAGCCTTACTTGCTGACGTATTGCAGTATTTTCTGTTATTGCAGTAAAATCATGCAGGGCTTGAAAGCCGCCACGTTTAGCTACACCACCTTCTGTTCTTATAAAAAAGTTTTTTACCGATTGTGCAGAAGAGTTATAAATAGGAGAATCCGTCCTTGAAACCAAAGACGGACTAATTTCACCATACTGGAAATTGGTAATCGGTATTCTTGCTTTTTGCATTTAGCTTCGCCTGTTGGTAATAAACCTCGATGTAGTAACTTTTCTAGTTGTCTGTTGTTGCGAGTCGGTTGATCTAGCTTTAGCAAGCAATTGAACATACTGACTTTGCATTAATGAGGATAAAGAGGCATCGCGTATTAATGCAGTAGCAAATACCACAGCCATTGCATACTCAACACAAACAGAAAAATATGAAGGCCAACCAACCTCATCAGCCCTAAATGTAAAATCTGCAATAAGAACATCATTTGCAGACGCGTCACAAAATGCTTTATCGCCATAGATATTATATTCAATAGCAAAGTCATTAACTGTAATTGCGTGAACAAAAAGATGATCTGGTAGTTGATATGCAGAATTAAATCTACCAGTTGGGGGATCAGTTAATCTATTCAGTATAGACTGATTAGTAGCAAATCTCCATCGTGTAGATGTTAAATTAGTACGAGCAATATCCTCATACATATTTCCTGCAATCAAAGCTTCTGTTGTATCATCTTCAAAAGAAGTAATCGGTTCTGCACCAATTAAAATCAAAGCTCTACTACATATATCAATTGGACTATTTGCAGGTGTACTTAGTGCCATATAAAAGTATGGGGGCTTTTGCCCCCACCCCTATTAGTTATTATCAAGAAGTTCATAGATACCGTTGTCATCAATCGCAACAGCACCCATTGACATCATTGATGTAGCTAAGTGTGCAACTTTCATAGGTACATAGTTTACCTCAGTTGATACATCTGAGTTAATACCAATACCCATTGCAGTTGTATGGTATGCAAAGTTCTTACCTCCTGCTACAGCAGACGTAGAAAAGATCTTGAAGCCCAAGAACTCTTTCATTGTCATGCCACCTGCAAACGGTAGGTTTTGCGGACCAACAAAGTCTGATGATGCAAACTCATTTATGTTAAATAAGTCAGCGTATCCAGCAGGAGACATTGCGATATAACGCTGTAC